TTATTTTTCTCTGTCGCCGAACTCATATCCTACTCTGCTCTTGGCAACAAGCAGCCACGTCGGATATGCGGCTTGAATCTCGCGCACATGCATGCGGTATGTCGGCGCGAAAAGAACATCTGCCATGTCTTTTGACGCTTCCGTTCTAAACGCTTCTGAAAATTTCGTGCTGAGACCTACCGTTCGAATTTTTTTGATAACTGAAGTATCCCGATCAATAAGCATGATCGTAAGGTTGTAACCCTCGCCCTCTTCCGGCTTTGGAAGATTTGTCAGCTTGCTAAGTTGAATAGCATACGGCATTTCCGCCCAGGCAAGCGTTCCGAGCTTGCAGAACAGGAAAAGTATATCGTCTATTCTTGCCAAGCGAATTTCACCGGGAGCACCGGGCTCGAAAGCCCGCATTTCTTCTTCGGTCGGTGAGCTGTAGTAATAAAAAATATTAAGTCCCGCTTCATCGACCTCAAACACAGTACAATCTTCGTTATATCCGTCAAGGATGTGTGTTTCCTCTCCGACCTTAAAAACATTCATTTCGTGATTCTCCCTCGTCTTTTTTTCGAGTATATCACAAAATCAAAGTTCTTTCAAGTTTTCACTGTCCAACAAAACGGACTGTAAAAGCGCACCTCTCGGCTCACAGAGAGGTGCGTCAAATGAAGGTGTTGGCGGCGCGCGGAGTCAAACCGCGCCTCCGGGGGATGGGAGCCCCGGAGATAACCGTATGCTGCCATATGTGCCACCCGAGCTGCGTCTTGTCATCAGCCATCGTTTTACCGTCCGCAAACTTGTGCGCCCGATTCGTCCCGGAACGCCCGATGCTTAACTTCTCGCGCTTCCTCGCCCTCTTGGCGGCAGAAACTAAATGCATGAGAGTTTTGAACCTATGATGCTTTGAGTCGAACAAAGCACCTTGAGGAATCGAACCTCGCCTACTCTCTGGACAGCCGCTGCCCATGTGCTTTTGTATAAAAGCCCTGCTATTAAAACCCGCCGCAGGGCAAGGCGGGAAGAAAGGAGAAAAGAATTATGTAGAACTCTGTTTCAGCCGTTCGGCGATCCGGTTTTGAGCGACGCGATAATATCGCTCGTCTTTTTCAAAACCGGTGTAGTGCCGTCCGGTGTTGATGCAGGCGATGGCGGTCGTCCCGCTCCCCGTGCAATTGTCAAGCACGGTGTCGCCTGTGTTGGTGTATGTGCGGATGAGGTATTCAAACAGCGCAACCGGCTTTTGCGTCGGGTGCAAGCCCCGCTCGCAGTTGATTTGTAGCAGATTCCGAGGATATCCGGTCACATATCGCAGCGAATCTTTGCCGAGGGTGCTGTCTTTGTAAATGCCATCCGTTTCGCGCTTGCCTTTTACGGCTATAGGCCTCTCAAGGTGCTTGATGCCTTGCGGATTGTATGTCGGCGCTTTTTTGTAAAAAACACAAACATCCTCGATGCAGCGCATCGGCTGATATTTTGCAAAGGTAAATCCGGTCGGCATATTTTTCTGCCAATACCAGCAGTAGCGGAAAAATCGGCGGCAGCTGTTAATGACGTCGGTCGTAAACGGCTGTGCGGCCGTAAGCACCACAGCGCCGTTGTCTTTCAGAATCCGCCAATACTGCGACCACAAAAGGCCAAAGTCCAGCGCGTTATCCCACGCGCAGTCCGTCATGCCGTATGGCAGATCGCAAAGAATCATGTCAATGCTGTTGTCAGGATAGATTTTCATCCCGGCGAGACCGTCGCCGAGAAATATCTTGTCTAAGTACTCCAAGTTACACTTCCTCCAGTGATTCAAAAAATCCGGAATTCCGCGCTTTTCGCTTATCAGAGTACTCTACACTACCCATTATAGGCGCAAGTTGGTCCCCTTTGTGCACTCTTTTATTTTTGCTCGCGGTCGAGGATGCAAAAGAATTTGTGGCGGAGATTATAAAACTGCCTGCGCCCGCTCGGCACCGGCATATATTCATACGGCGTCCCCTGCGTGACGTTCTTGAGCAACGGTGTTATCAGTCCGACATCAGAGCCGCAGGCAAGCTTCACGCACCGCTCAATTAGCGCGACATCTTTCTTTTCCCGCTCCCGGCTTTCTGCCCTTTTTGCCGTCGGATCAGAGCAGCCCGAAGCGGACGGCATCCCGGATGGAGCCGCCGCCGATAAAGCATATGTATCTTTTGCCCGCTCCTTTTTTCGTGGATACTGCAGGCAGAAATATTTCAGTTCCCGATACCGCTCGCGGGGAATGTCATATTTTTTCGGCAAATCCTTATCTCTCGGCATTATCCGTTACCTCCTAATAGCTCGGGGTTATCATAGATATTGCCAATAACCTCAAACTCTTCCGAATCATAGTAAAATGCTGTAAATTTCATGCCCGCTCGCCCGATAAAACTTGCGAGACCGTTTTCATAGTCAATTTGATAAATGCACATTTTGCCGAACCAAAATCTCTTTACTATATCGCCCTCAAAAATCTTTGTGCCGTTTTTATCTTTAAGACCTGTGTACTGCCCTATCGTTTCAGGTATTACCGTCCTTTTGCTATTATCGGTACAAATCTGCCAGTCGCTGTCATAACAGCGAATAGGCACACCGAAATACCACATACCATCATTATATTTTTTATCGCCTTTGCCACGGAAAAGTATCTCACGCATTGTTTTTACCTCCGTCCATTTTTGCGCCGCAGTGCGGGCAATAAAAAAACTCACGGTCTATTGGTGTTTCTCTTCCAGTCGCGATGTCTATACTGTGATGACATTCAGAACAATAATAATTACCATCGTCAGGGTTGTTGTACATCTTAATCCATTCGCCATGTTTAATCTCTTGTACATCAGCGGCAGGAGCTTCTTTTAAAATTTTAACAGCGGCATTCCAGCCGTCCGCATAACCCTTGTTCTCAAAAATATCTCGGTTACACAAGCCTATCCCGAGTGCAGCACGATCAATATAATCACTCATTTTGTTTTCCTCCTCTTCGTCGCGAAACTTGACACATTTACAAGGCTTTAAAAAGCTGACATCCGTCAGCAGTTTTTCCTTTTTCTCGGTCGATTCGGCGGCTCGTCTTCGGGCTCCTTTATGTATTTAAAGCACATATATCCGAATCTGTTTTGTATGCACTCGACAAGGCGATAGCCTTTCGGGGCGATTGGCGGGCTGTCCGGGCTGTAGCTCCGGAGCGCGACCTTTGCGTCCTCGCTGGTCGGCTGCTGCATGTTGCGGGTTGATAAATATCTATGTTTAGTGCCCTGTTCGGGCGTCCAATGGTCAAATAAGTAATTGGCAAGACCGGTGTAATCACAACCGTGGTCCATACCGTTATAATAGTTGTGCTTGCGCAGGTGCTCTATCTGCACGATATCGCCATAGATCCACTGCGCTTTAATGATCTCTTCCGGCACGCCGTCGGAGACCATATGAAAATGTATTCTTTTCGTGTTTCTGCCGCGTCCCATGTAAAGGTTGATTTTTGCTTTGGGACACGCGTATTGCAGTCTGCGTTTATATAAGGTACGCAACCGGCGCGCTTCGCCCCAGTCGTGTACTTCGTGGTCATTATCAAAGGTAAGAGTGGAATAAAGGGAAGTCGGCGAGAAATTCTCGTTGAAAACTCGCGCGTGCTTCCGTCTTGCTATCATCAGATTGTGGCGCTCGCGCTCCTCGTCCGTGCGGAGCACCGGCTTGTATTGCGCTTTTGCTACGTTAGCGGTGCGGTCAGAAACCGTGTAGACTTCCTGCTCGCAAACCGCGCCGGAAAATATTCGTTTCTTAACTCGCACCGCTTTTCACATCCTCATTTCAGATTTTCATATTTTATAGAACTCATTGTCGAAAGCTCATCGAGATATCCGACCGTCTTTTCCGTCAGCACCCGCGTCGTGCTTATCGGGATAATTGCCATCACGAAGAAGCCGGCTTTCGCCGCGAAGAACGCGCCTGACTCGGTCTGACGGTAGTACAGCTCAAACTCGTCCACATCAAGCGGCTCAAGATATTTTGATTCAACAAACTCTATCCCGGCCGAAGTCTTATATGGTATATAGTCATAAGAGCCTATCCGTAAGGATATCGGCAGCGGATCACAGCGCTCCTCTCCGTCAAACTCGTCCTTGACCATCTTCAAAAACGCTTCCGGCGGCTCGGCGGTGTACCGCTGCACGATTTTGTCCGCCTGCGTCGGCGTGATGTCAAAAGACGTCATGAGCGAGTCGATTGAAAACACCGGGCAGTCATTAAGATAGTAAGCGGCGAGACCGTCGCCGAGCATCTGTGTTGTCATGTCGTACAGCGAGATGCATTTATTTGCCTTGCACAGGCTTATGATTTTTTTGATTTTCATATTAAACTCCTGTTTCTGTTTTAATCCAAAGGTCGCCCAAACTGTTCCAAAGTTTAATTACCTCTTCCCTGTCGTCACACACAGCTCCAAAGCTCTTGCAATAACCACAGTTATTTTTTTCTTTCGGGACAATGTAGTAACCGTTGACACATGCATCATACAAAAGTGCGACTTCTCCGCCGCACTGCGGGCACAATTTGAGTTTGCTGTTTGTAGTGCTCTCCCTTAATTTTCTGACAAGCTCGTTTTTGCTTTTAAGAAGTTCTTGACACTTTTCGATAAGCTCTTTATTAGTCTCGCGTTCAAAGCACATTTGGTTCGTTAATTCTTCAATTTTTTCAAGCTGCTCGTTTTTCCTATTGATGGAGCGTTCGCGACGATTCTTTTTAACCCATATCAGCAGGTCGCGTGCCAGGTTAATAACCATTACTGCTAAATTCGCCAAAAGAGCAGTAAGAATAAGCATTTCAACTTTCGTCATTTTGTTCCTCCTTGGGGCACATAACACCAACTTTGCGGCGGTCGTTTGAGCCCGAACTCACTAAGCCTTTTTGGATCATCGTAAATAACAAGGTCAGATATACTCCAGCCGAATCCTACCTTGCCGTTTCCAAGATAACTTATAATTTGTTTATCCGTAAGGCAAAGAAGAGGAACTTCTATTTCCGATATTTCTTGCGCATCGAGATATTCAAAAGCAATTGGGAAAATAGCGTTACACACAAATTCCCCAATAACTCTACCGCAAAAGGAAAGTTGCCCTTTCTTTGCATCACTTCCACCTTTGGTGCAGTAGATATAACACTTAAACGGTGTCTTGATTTTTGGTTCGTTCTTTCGAAGTTCGACTTTTTTCTTTCCGCTTGCTATCAGTTCGCAATATCGTGGTCTGATACTCAGCAAAATTGACTTTGTCATAGCTCCCCTCCGCCGTTGCAGGAATACTCTTTAGGCGCAGCCGCAGCCTGCGACATAAGGTATTCAACGCACTCAAAATCTCCGCTCGGGTCAAAGCAGGGACATTCCGGACAAGATCCGGGGGCGCCCGCTCCGCAGAGTTCGGTCGCCCGGATCAGCTGTTCAAGCGTCAGATTCTTCATAATGTTCAACCTCCTTTGCCAGTCCGCATTTAAGCGGGCTGTTATAACAAGGATTTTTACAAGTGCCGATTTTCTGACACTGGAAACAGCAGTAATTCCCACGACGGTGGTCGCAGTTGAAATGCGTACACATCAGGATTCCGGCTTTCTTTTTATTCATCGTCAGCTGCCTCCATTGGCTCGTTCCAGCATTTATAGCAAGCCCCTATGTAACTGCAGTTCTCGAACGGCGGGCGTATTCTACCGTAGATTATTTTTCTGCATATAACTGGACTTCCGTCCGAATAGCTCTGCGCATCTGGAAATTTCTCAAAGAAGTCCTGTACGTATGTTTTCTTCGAGTGTTCGTCGCTCCATTTTTGCACAGTTTCGATTGCCGTTTTAATATCTTCGGCGCAGATTTTTGAATATGTGAACCTGCAAACCCCAAACATCGGGCATTGCTCTTTATTAGCCGTATCAGCCACGCACTCATCACGTGAGTCACAAAGTCTTTTGAGTTCGGAAAGAAAGTTTGTTGTTTTGTTACAATCCATTTTTAAAGCTCCTTTGAGGGCTGACGACAGCTTCCGCCGTAGCAATTTGCGCGGCACATCCTCGGCACACCGTATGCGTCCGGCTTGGCTTCTGGAAACTTTTTAAAAAAGTCCTGCGCGTAGGTTTTTCCCGGGTGTTCGTCGATCCATTTCTGCATGGCTTCAATCGCTTCTTTGACTTTCGCGACGGAATAGTTGTTGGGACTACGATTGCAAAAAGCGTACAGCGGGCAGTTATCGTTTTTATTACGCTGTTGACAATAGCCTTGAGAGCTGCAAAGTCTTTTTTGCGCCATAAGGAAATTTATTGTTTTACTGCAATCCATACTCATTCTCCTTTAAACAGCTCATGCGTACCGTTCTGCAGCTGCCGTTCTGTCTCCGACATTTCATAGCCCAACTCGCAAAGGAACTCATAAATTCTGTCAAGGCTTTGGTTCCCTCTGTATTCCGGTGCTGATTTAGCTTTGTTTGATGCATACCACCCGGCGGTATAGTAGCCTCTGTTCCCATCGTCTCCGGCAAGCGCATACGCAACAACTATCGGCGCACGCTTGTCCTCGGCGATAAACTGCCGCCATTTCGGCGCATCCACATAATGCGCTTTTTCAGCTTTTTCATCTGCTCCGATCTCGGAATTGATATATTTTCTGTCGCACGAGCAATAGCCCGTTATTATACGACCCGCGAACTGTACAAGCCACTTGATGATTGTTTCTTTATATTTTTCAACCGCGGTAAAACTTCTGATAAAGTTTACACGGCACTCATACGCCGTTTCCGTCAAACGCTTGAGCTCACGGTTGGCACTGTCTATGCGCTGTTCGAATTCTGATTTTTTCTCTTTCTTCTTTGGTACTTTGGCCTTTTTGCGCATAAGGTACGCCGTGCCGTATGATATTTCCCAAAAAAGTTCCTCTTTGTTTTTGGGCTTTTTAAAAGTTCCCTCTTTCCAGTCTGTAATTGCACACTGTTCGACCCGCTCGTAAGCGGTGCTGTAGATTTGGTTTTTTACGGCTTTCGCGCCGATTGACTTTAGCTCGGCTTTGACAAGCGGTGTTTTTTCGGCTTCAATTTGTCGCTTCTTCGCGCGAGTAAGGCTGAACTCAAACTCGCGTGTTCCGACAACTTTCAGCAGTTCGCGGCGCTCTTCTGCGTCTTTTATGTCCGCTATCTGCACATAGTCCTCGAGCTTTCCGCCGCGCTCCACCGCCTGCTGCATCTGCGCTGTCGGCAAAGTCGCTATCTTCAGGCGCTTGCGCACGGTTGTTTCGGCGAAGCCGGTCTTTTCGACGATTTCGGCAACCGGCACGCCGAGGTTAAACATCATCTGCATACCCTGTGCCTGCTCATAAACTGTCAAATCAGATCGCTGCATATTTTCAAGCAGCATCGTAGACAGCTGCGTTTTATAGTCCATATCAACCACGGCGCAGGGAACCTCAGTCAGCCCCGCCTGCTTCGCGGCCGCGAGTCGTCTGTGCCCGATGATAACGGTATACATGCCGTTTTCGGCCGGAACGACCGTCAGGTTCTGCAAAATGCCGCGCGCTTTGATGGATTCCGCCAGCTCGGTGACATCGCCGATATTTTTCCTCGGGTTGTCCGGGTGCTGCAAAAGCTTTGTTACTTCGACGTTTGTAATCATGATTTGTCTATCTCCTTTAAATTTAAATATTCCGATATTTCTTCCTTCGCCTGCTCCCACCCGGAGCACCACACAGCGCGGAAACCCTGTCGTTCAAGCGCTTCAAGCCACCATTGCTGGTCGACCGTCGGCTTGTTTCGGCCGGCTTTCATCTCGATATATAAGCCGTGGTATCTCCCCCGGGCGACCGGCAGGCAGAGGTCGGGCACGCCCCTCTTCATTCCCTGTCTCCGGAGCGCGGCACCGTATGAGACACTACGCTTGCCCTCGTTGGGAATATGATATAAAAGCCGCAGCTCCGGCTGTGCGGCGGATTGGTACTCCGCCCACAAAAAAAGTGCTTCCTGCTCCTCGGCCTCGCGGTTCTCTCGCTTGGTCTCGGCCGTTTGGTCGCTGGCCGTGCTGCCGTCATCCGTCGAGTAGACGGTCAGGCTGTCCAGTTCGCACCCGCAGACGCGGCAGAGCCTTGTTTTGTTGCCGTCGGCAAAGTTATATTCACGCCCGCATTTCGGGCATCTGTAAGATCGTATTTTCATATCGCGCCCCCGTTGACATTTTCCGGCGGCGGTGTTATACTATTGACGGTGTTTGGTGTTGTTTCAACATCCTTTGGGCGTCCTGTTACCGCAGGGCGTCCTTTTTCATATCTGTCAAGCCTCGGCAACACATTTTTCGCATATTCGTCAAGATAAGCCACGACAGCCTCACGTCCGTCGGCTTTCCAGATGTGCTTACGGCTTTTTCCTTTTTCTTCAATGATTATCAAAAATTCACTCGGGCGGCTGTTTTCGTCCATGCCACGGCGGCTTCTGTCAAAATATATCGACACCGGCACGGATATCGGCAAGCGCAGCGCAGAGCCCTCCTCGCGCTCGATTTCCTCGACCCGCTCTGCCATTTGAGGTATGTATTTTTTAATCATCTGGTTGTCAAAGTCAAAACGCTCGTTGTCGGACAGCGCATGACGCTCGCCGAGCTGATTTTTGTAGTGCGTATACTCGATAGCCATGTTCTGATTTTTAAGGTTTGTTACATAGCCGTAAGTCTTGCCGTCGTTATAATCCCGGCGGCTGACGAATCGGCCGCTATAGTCGGCAAGCACTGCATCAAGCACATCGGCGTGCATTAAGATATGATTCTCTTTCATCATATTTTTGCTCCTTTCTTTTTGAGATAATATGCGCAGCAATCGTTTGTCGCGGGGATCTCGCGGAATCGGTCGGTGATGTAGGTATAGGCACAGCACTTTCCGTCCCAGCCGTCGCCCGCACAGTCAATTTTCCGTAGCCAATGGCAGCTTTTACAGACCTTTTTCCTGCGCCATTTTTGCCCGCTCCCCGGCGCGTCAGCGGTCTTTTCGAGTGCCTGCATCGCGCCCGCTCCTCTTTGCTCTGACTCTGTCTTCAAAGGCGATTAGCTTGTCCTCACGGATAAAGCCGTAGATGATAAGTACAACGACGGCGATTTCAAAAACCGTCTGAATTGCAAACTTTAATGCCATGGTTATACCTCCGGATTTAAACTTTTAAGAAATTTTATTATGTCTTTTGAAAGAACCACATTGCTTGTCGCTGCTGCATATGTGCGCAACGCATCTCGTGCCGCAAAATCTTTGTCGGGACGCAGCACAAAGCATCCGTCAATTGACGCACCGCTTTCGTTGTCATATACGCGATACTTGTGATAAAGCCCCGGTTCTGCTTCCCTTGGTAAATCCGGTAAAGGCATCCAGAATGTCACCTGCGGCTGTTCCCAATCCGGAAATTCGTCCAAATACCAACCTTCATCGATAAAAAATGTTGCGATTTCGTAGGAATTAACTAAACTCACATGCTCTCGTGGTCTGCCGTTTGCAATTACTAATACCACCTGGCAATCTTCCGGGAGCCTGTCATCGACGCTTATCCACGGCGACGCGGCCGGCTCTTCAAGCCGTTTCCTCGCGGCGCGGATAATTGCGCAGCTGTGGCAGGCGAGAGATTCAGCCTGCTTTGATATCTTGTGGATTGCCGCAATAAAGTCTTTATTATCAATCATTTTCCTGCCTCCTCAAAGAATCTATGTCCGCCGATGGTGCAGACATAGGTCTGCGACTCGTGCCATATGCTTTGGCACAGCTCCGGCGCGTAGAAATACAGTATCTCGGCATCCGTCGCTACATCGCCGTCGTCAAAGACATCGGAGACCGCGCTCTTGACTTTGTAGCTCGGCTCGGGGCGCTTGTCGGTGTAGCCGTATCGTTTGACGATCTCGGCGGGGCGCGCGTTTTCCTGCTCGCAGGCGTTTAGGATGCACTGCGCGACGGCCATTTGACCTATGTACGGCTCGGCTCCCGCCTCTGCCATGACTACCCGCTCAACCTCATCGCGCTCGGCGGCGGTCAGGGCGTATCTGACGCTTGCAGTTGACTGCAAAACCGTTTCCGGCTCTGCTTCCGTCGCTGCTTCCGGCTCGGTCGGCTCGACATAGTAAACATCCGGCATCGCGCTTGTTATCTCCGGCAACGCCGCGAGAACCATAATCGCCACCAGCGCGACGACCGCGACGATAATAAGCAAGTCTTTAGTCATCATTGCCAGCCCCCTTGTGCATCGGCTTGACAATAGTCAGCCTTGTGGTGTGCCGGTTTGCCAAAGTAGCAAGGTTGTCCGCCACGCCAAGCACTTCTTCAGCGGTAAGCCCGGCTTTTTCGGCGGAATCCTCAACAACTGATATTGCCAGTTTGCAGGCTGCCACAATTACACACATGTCCGTTGTTCCGATTCCGCCGAAAGCATTTAAAATCTCCTGCGCGAGCATTACGCTCAACAATTCGGACATCGCTGCCGCTTCGTCGATATCGCCACTTTTTAAATAGTGGATCTGGGCATTGCGAGCTTCTTTTAAGCTTTTAATCATTTTCTTTTCTTCCTTTCTTTTTCTTCTTTAAGCCGTCTTTCTTTTCTTGAGCCACAGCTCATATTCTTCTCTGACGCCCGGGATTTCAAAATACCGTTCTACCGCGCGAAGCGTTGACCGGGCTAAATGCGTCATCTCGCTGTCAGGCACCGCCGACAGGTCGAGTTCTGCCGTTTGAGACATCGCAGAAACTCCTTTCTCGTTGTTTTATTTCTTTTTGTGTGATATACTTTCTCTTGAAAGGGGGTGATTGACTTGTCATATAAGCGGTATTATCTTCCCGGTGTCGATGAGATTCATCAGCTGGTCGAGACACCTGCCTCAAAAGAGAAAACAGATCGGATTCGCTTCATCGTTACTGTAGTCGTTTTCGTTGTAGCAACAATAGCCTCTATTGTTGCTGCTGTTTTTGGGGCTCTTGCTTACTTTGGTTAAGACAGTTACAATGCCACAATCCACGTCGGTCTCTGCCGCAGTTGCTATTTCCGCGGCAGTACGCCAGCTGTGTAAGCGTAACGGTTTCGATTCGATGAGTTTTTGCGTATATGATTGCCGTCATATGCGCAAAAGCTTTTTTTACTCGTTTCTCAAACTTTGTCATAGTCCCACCTCTCTTTCATTTACAAAGCCCGCATTTGTACCTAATTCGGTACATTTTAAGTTAAAAAAAGATTTTTCTGCGGCTGATTTAAAAGGCGCGAAAGCATCTCACCTTGCGCGTTTGAAAAATCGCTATATCCGTTTATTTTGTCCTTATAGGTTCGCACAGTCACGCCTAAATACTTTGCCACATCCTCATCGGATAGACGTGCTAACCTTTGGTATGCAGGGATGGCATAGTATTCCGGATGCTTTTTCGGTCTGTTCCTTTTCATTTCTCCACCTCCTTTTGTACCGCTTTCGGTACATTTAGAATAGCACTGTTTTGTACCGTTGTCAACACTTTTTGGAAGTTTTTTTCATTAAAATGTTGCTTTTGCGGTAAATGCATGATATCATATTTTTGAGGTGGTATAAATGACTCACATTTTTGGAAAGAAACTTAAAGAATTAAGAAAGGCAAAGGGACTTACACAGCAAGAGCTTGTCGATACAGTTAACTCAAAATATGGGACCGCCATTAACAGAACAACAATAAGCAAATGGGAAAATGGAACACAAGAAGCCGGTATGAGTTTTGTCCTAATTTTTGCTGATTTCTTTGGAGTTTCTTTGGATTATATAAATGGTGATGAAAAAAAAAGCACCCCCGCTTCTGCAGGGGCAAAAACACGGGGTCTTATCGAAATGTATGAAAAGTTGAGCCCTCGCAACCAAGCTTTGCTTGAAACTCTTCTTGAATCAATGCTTGCGCAGCAAGAAAAAGATAAGTAA